CAATAAATCCTTACGGGCATGGAAGTGTTAAGTCATGGAAATGCTCATCTGGAATATGGTCCTGACTGGGATCGTGGCGATATTGGGTTTTGTTGTGAAAGAGAAGTTCGCTGAACTTCAGCGGTTGGGGATTCTCCTCAACAGAACCCGAGAAGAAGTGGCTCGTGACCATGTCACCCGTGCGGAAGTCCGAGCCGATGCCCAGATGCTCCTCGACCGGCTTGATCGGTTGGAGCAAAAAATAGACCGCTTGGTAAATCACAACACCAAGCCAATTTAAAGGTAAATCCAAATGAAAGAATCCAAGATGATGATGAAGAAAGAAGTGGCCTTCATGAAGAAGAAGGGCGCTCCGAAGTCCATGCTCAAGCATGAAATGCGCGAAATGGCTGACAAAGGCGGTCGCGCCATGAAGAACCGTACGGCTGACAAGATGGGTCGTGCGATGGTCAAGAACAAGAAAATGGCCGGTGGCGGTATGGCTTATTCGGACGGTGGTTCTGTCTATCGCAAGGGCGCTGATGGCGTTGCCAGCAAAGGCAAGACCAAGGGCAAGATGGTTCGCATGATGAAGGGTGGCTACTGTGGCTAAAGCGGCCAAACCCCCGGCTCCAAAAACCGGATCGTCGGATGATTTAATCCCACGTTCCATGCTGCCCGATTCTTCGGTGATCCCGGAGTGGCGGCAGTTTGGTTATGGTGCTGAAGGCCCCGCTGTCCCGAAACCCGCTCCTAAAAAGCCGGGTGGCAAGGCTGCTGGCGGTCACATCAAGAAGATGGCTGGTGGCGGTCAGGTACCGGCTAGAAGGAGTAAAGGTTCAGGGTCTATGCAACGAGCCTCTGAACAACGATTCCGCGATAAAATTTCTACCCCAGTAATTCCCGATCCGGTCAAATATCCGGAATACATCGAGGAAGTTGGCGAGGAGCGTACTAGCGGTCCCCGTATGCGTAAGGGCGGCGTAGCCCGTTCTTCTGCTTCCAAACGTGCTGACGGCATTGCTCAACGCGGCAAGACCCGAGGCAAAATGGTGTAACTATGGATCGTATTCCCAAATATACGGCTGGTATGTTCAAAAAGAAGATGCCTCGGTTTGGGGCTATGAGCATTAGAAAACAACGCTTACCGCTTCCGCCTAAACCGCGAGCAAAAAAATTCCAAGACGGCGGCGAGATTGAAGAGATCATCATTGGTCCCGGCGCTGCTCAGGAAGAGTACGCTGGCGAGATGGCTCAAATCGAAGAGCGTAAGAAGCAGAACGAGCAGAAACGCCGTGATGCAGAGAGTAAGGCTCTCGTTAAGAAATACTACGAGGCCAAGAAGAAACGAGCCGAAATCAACCAAGAAAACCGAGAAAAGTCTATCAAACACTTTACTCGTAACGTGCGTACGGCCCGTAGCGGGGGCAAGATGGACTCTTGCTGCCGTGGTGACGGCATCGCCAAACGCGGTAAAACCCGAGGTAAATTTGTATGAAGCGCAAGGTTCGTCGCTACGCTGAAGGCGGAGTGGGTTACGAAGAAGACCCAAAGCCGGGTGTGCAATCCGATAAAAAATCGTCGAGCAAAAAGTCGGGTAGTGGTAAGACTCCCTCCCGTCGCGTTAGTTCGATGGAGTTCATTAAAAAGTATGAGACTTCAGGTCCTTCTAGCCGGATAAAAGAAGAGGCTGAAACGACCGTAGCTCGTACTAAGTCCGGTCTTCCCGGCGACCGCAGCACCGGGTACAGCGATAAAGGCAAGAGTCCGTATGTTGATATGGACCAAGAAGATGTAGATCGCGCTTTGAAAAGAATGGGTGAAGTTGCAGGTGCCGCTGCCAGTGTAAGCGCTGCTGGGGCAAACCTACCTCTTCGCGCCAAGCAGATGCTTCGTCGTATGCAAACGGCTCGGGCTAATGCTGCTGAACGTGCTACGGATAAAGCCGGTGAAGCGGCTCGGCGTGGTTTGTCCCGTCGTGGCATTCCTCGTTATGACGAGCGGTATCGCGCTAGTTCGGAAGGTTCGGATCGTCGTGCGGCGTATGCAGACGAACTCCCGGAAGGACTTAAATTCAAGCGGGGCGGTTCAGTGAAATCGTCAGCTTCGCGGCGTGCTGACGGTATCGCTAAGAAAGGTAAAACCCGAGGCCGATTTGTATGATGGCTTCGCGTGGCATGGGTGCAATCAGTCCAAAGAAGATTCCCCGCGCCAAACGACGGGGGGATAAAAAGCCTGTGATTGGAACGGGCAAACCCATTCGTACCTTCAAGGAAGGCGGCGAGAGCAAGGTCAACCAAGCCGGTAACTACACCAAGCCCGGTATGCGTAAAAAGTTGTTCGAGTCGATCAAGGCTTCAGCAACACAAGGTACTGCCGCAGGACAGTGGTCGGCGCGTAAGGCGCAGCTTCTAGCCAAGCGATACAAAGAGAAGGGCGGCGGGTATAAGTCATGAAAGCTCCGCAGCAATCGTTAAAGGCTTGGACTGCCCAAAAGTGGAGAACAAAAAGTGGTAAACGATCTTCTGACACAGGTGAAAGGTATTTACCAGAGGCTGCGATTAAAGCTCTCAGCCCTGCTGAGTACGCCCGTACCACCGCAGCCAAGCGAAAAGGCAAAGCCCAAGGCAAGCAGTTCGTCCCGCAGCCCAAGGGTATATCTCAAAAAACGCGGTCCTACCGCCAAAGGGGTAAATAAACGTGGCTAAAGAATTTCCAGATTTGAACAACGACGGCAAGGTGACTCGCGCTGATGTCCTCAAAGGGCGTGGCGTGTTTAAGAAAGGCGGTTGGATCAAGGACGCTATCAAAAAGCCGGGCGCACTGCGTTCGGCTATGGGCGTTAAGGCTGGTGATAAAATCCCGGCTAAGAAACTCGCTGCTGCGGCAAAGAAGCCCGGTAAGATGGGCCAACGCGCTCGTTTGGCGCAAACGCTTAGGAAACTAGGTAAGTAAGATGACGCTCGGAGATTTTCTCAAGGCTCGTCTTGACGCTATGGCAGAGGCCAAGCGGATTGAAGGTGAGTCGTCTGCGAAGGATGTTGCTGGTAAATCTATCGGCAAATATGGCCTTTTCTACATCACGTTTATCGTGGTGATTGGGGTTGTTTCTAGCCTTCAGTTGGACAACGAGAAAATCGCTGCTGTCATGGGCTTGCTGGGCGCGTCTCTGACCGCTTTGATCTCTATGCTGGCAAACATTGCCGGTGCGACGGAGAAGGAAGCCAAGCCTGAGTTTGATGTCATCAAAGACCTCATTGCCAAACTTGATAAGTTGGACCGCAAGGAACAGCCGATGCGGGTGGACGTTGAGGGCGATCATGTCACCGTCACCAAGGGTGACGACATAGTGACAGCGAGGAAGTAATGGTAGACAAGACTACAGCTACGACAGACTTCAACCTCGACCTCAATACGATCATTGAAGAGGCGTTTGAGCGTTGCGGTGCTGAACTGCGTACGGGTTATGACTTCCGTACGTCGAAGCGTAGTCTTGCCCTGCTCCTGATGGACTGGTCAAACCGGGGTATTAATCTTTGGACGTTGGAGGAAGGCACCAAGACGCTGACCTACAACGTCGGTACGTACGACTTGCCGGTGGATACGGTTGATCTGCTTGATCACGTGATTCGCACGGGGTCTGGGCAAAACCAGCAGGACATCAATATCAGTCGTATTTCGTCCAGCACCTACGTGTCTATCCCAAACAAGAACGCGACGGGTCGCCCGATTCAGATTTGGATCAATCGGCGTACGGGTGCAACCGGCGCGGATAACGTCGTGGTCTATCCGCAGTTTACGGTGTGGCCGAAACCCGACAACAGTACGACTTGGATTCTGTACTACACCCGTCTGCGTCGGATGTTTGACCCCGGTACGGGCGTAAACGGACAGGACATCCCGTTCCGGTTCTTGCCCTGCATGGTGGCGGGTCTGGCCTATATGCTGTCGATGAAGATTCCCGGTGCAGAAGCGCGTACGCAGATTCTGAAAGCCCAGTACGACGAGGCTTGGGATTTGGCTGCTGGCGAGGACCGGGAAAAAGCGGCGGTACGGTTTGTCCCACGTGAGAGCTTCTTGGGTGGCTACTAATGCCAAACAGGTTCGCAAGTGGCAAACATTCCATCGCGATGTGCGACCGGTGTGGTTTTCAATACAAACTGCGCCAGTTGAAGTCAATTGTGGTGAAGACCAAGAATGTAAATATCTTGGTCTGTCCGGAGTGCTGGGAGCCTGACCAACCCCAGTTGTCTCTCGGTTTGTACCCTGTGGACGATCCGCAGGCATTACGGAACCCGAGACCGGACACGAGTT